TTTCTCGCTTGTGGCGAGGGTGGCCCAGCCGTTGAACAGGCCGACAACAGTGACGAGCACAAGAGCCAGGGCATCAATCTGCTCAGCATCGAGCGGGATCGGGTATCCGAGCGCGTTGGCAATGCCGAAAACTGCGCCGACCAGCGCTGCAACGGCGTTGACGGCGACCGTGCGGTTTTTCCAGGTCTCGACATTGGCGAGCTGCCTCCCTTTGCGCAGTGCGGTGATGGCGTTTCCGATCACGATCAGGACTCCTGCAGGTTGTAGGCGATGCGGCGCATCCAGCCCGCACCGAAGGCCGGGAATGTCTTGAGGCGCGACAGAAAATCCACGCGTTCGCCGACCATCCGGCACACGGCGCGTGTCGGGTCGGTGAAGCGCGCGGCGGTGATCGTGCGCGCTCCGATGATCCCGTCGGCCTTCGCGCCGACCGCCAGTTGCAGCCACAGCGCGGCGCGGTGCGCGCCGGAATTGACGGCGGCATCGAACACGTGCAGGCGAAGCGGCGCGGGGAGCTGGTCGCACTGGCAGCGGTCCCAGAAGTCGGCGCGGTAGATCGCACGAGCGCGCTCGCGCGTCATGTTTCGGATGTCCTCGTCCGGGTACGCGCGCCGACTGATGCCCATGTTCGTCTCCCCGCCCGGGTCGCGCGGATGATTGACGTATCCGCCCTCGTGGCGCAGGACGATCTCGACCGCCTCGTCGAACGTCATTTCGTCGGCTCCTCGATGCGGCGGCGCACATAGCGCTTGCCGAGTTCTCGGACCTTGTCGGCCCCGAGCAGGCCGATCGCGCCGCCGATGAACGTGGCGATCCCGGGCGTTGCACCCATGGCCTCCATGCCCGAGCCGACCCCGAACGCGATGGCGCCGCACAGGGCAGCTTCCAGTACGCGGCGCACGAGGCGCGGCTCTCGGTCGTCGTACATCACGCGCAGGAACGCCACGCAGCCCGCGAGGAGCGCGGCTTTGATCGGCTCTGGGAGCGCCTCCCACAGGGCAAAAATGAGCGGGACTTGGTTGTGCGGCATGTCAGCCCCCCCCGAAATTGATCCCGGCACACCGGGCCGCTGAGTTCTGCGCACTGCCATGCGCCGCAACCCAGCCAGAAACGATCGCTACAATCGCCGCCGAGGCAGCGGGCGCCCCGACAACCATTCCGACGTTCCATACTGCAGCGCCCCACCCCGCTGCAGCGAGCGTCGAGCGGGCGCTTGTGCATGTCTGGAGCGGTAGTCGATCGGCAATCGCTGGAAGTCCGAGCTTGATCGCCGCGACGACAACCCCAGCACCGAAGTCAATCGCGCCCGACACAAGCGGGTTCGCCTCTGCAAATCCTGATGAGATCGCTGCGGCAGTCGTAGCGATGTCTGCGGCCTGCCCCGCCATCGCCATGTCGATCGTTTCCAGATCCTCAAGCGGCACTGCAACAAACTCAACGCGGAGCGGATCGTGATGCAGGACCAGAACCCCGGTCTCGCTGTACTCGCCGCCCTCGTGCCGATAGCTGAGCGCGTAGAGCGCGGCGGATCGATTGTCTGTCACGGTCACATGCGAGAGCGTGAGCGAGCGTTCTGAGGTCATCGAGTAGAGCGCTGCATAGTCCGGATCGGCCGCAAGGAACGTGCCGGCGGCGTATCCCTCTCGAAGATCATCGATCGGGGCAGCGTCGGCGCATAGAATCCCGACCGAAAGCAGGAGGCCGACGAGCCAGGAGACGATCGCGGCGCGCATCATTGCAGCACCACCCCGGCGCGGCGTGCGGCCCACTGCTCTGCAATCGCGATCTCGCGCGCTGTCGATGCAGCGCCGCGGATGATCAGACCGTACAGATGCCCTGAGAAATACCGCACGGCACCGTCAGACTGACGCCCGACCGCGAGGGTCGCGGACGCATACGGGCCGCTGTTTTGTGAGAGCAGATTTTCGGCTGCGGCGGTTCCATCGAGTCGTAGCCGGCTGTATGGGGCAGCGATGTCTGCTGATCCGGTCAGCACCATCGACCGTGGCGCGCTGAGGCCCCTGATCACCGCGCTACGGGTGGATGACGTAGTACCCGACGACGAGAAATTGATGCGCCCCGTTGTTGTGTCCGGCACCTGGATCGACCACGCCGCCGCACCCGTGCCGTTGTGGTTCACTACCATCCCGATCCCCGCACTGCCCGCTGATGTCAGATTCAGCGCGCGGATTGCCGCACACACCGTAATGCGAGCGGAGGAGGTCAGATTCAGCGTCGCGACTGTGACGAGATGATCGTCCACTCCGTCGAACTGCAGTGAATACCGACCGTCGATCAGACGCAGCGTCGGACGGGAGTCCGCAACGGACTGGATCAAATGATTGCCGCGGCCCGACACATCGAGCACACGCCCAACAGGCCCGTCGACCGTCGCAGGGGTTGTGCCCGCTGCGTCTGCGAACAGCGTCGAGAGGTCCGACGGGTCATAGATCGCCCCCGGCTCCGCAGCCACAAACAGCCGGCGCACGCGCAGATCCAGCGAAGGCTGCAACACGCGAAACGGCCGCAGGGCGCGGAGAGGCGTGAGGGATGAGACCATTACTTGCTCACCGCAAGAACAAAGGCCGACCCGGCGACATGCCGTCCGTCACTCACCCTAGCCCACAGAAAGCCGGGTCCGACAATGTCGCGGGTAATGGCGTCGCCATCGTGAAGCAGGTGCCCAAGCACTTCCGGAGCCGAGTCTGCTGCGGTGACGGCGACCTCGATCGTGTAGATGCTTCGCGAGGTCACGAGCACGGTTAGATGGGTGGCATCGGCGATCTTGGTCCAGGATTCTGTGACGTTGAGGTTTACGGTTGGCATGGTTGTCTCTTCTCAGTTGGCGGACAGTTGGAGGCTCTTTTCGCGCCGGGCGTCTGCCAGGCGTTCAGCGTCGACCTGCTCGATGTCGTCGCCGCGTTCGGCGACGATGGCCGAGCGCGATTTGAATCCGGCGTCGCACTCCATCTTTTTCGCCTGCACGTCCTGCGTAGGGTGGATGTAGGCCCATGCGTGCGGATGCCATGTGCACTGCAGGAACTCGTTCAGATGTTGAGGAGCAAGGCGTCCGACGAGCACGGCGGCACGCGCGCATGCCTGGCGAGCGAAAACGCACAGGTTCGGGATGAGGAGCTGCCACTGATACTGTTCGCACGTCCTGCGAAACTCGTTGAGGATCACGCGGAGCGCACGGTCTGAGATGTCGCGCAGGTCGCCGGTGAGGAGTTCGTACGGGATCCCCTCGGCTGCGGCGAGCCCGAGGTGCTGCTCGTGCATGTACTCGGCGTAGTTCGCGGCAGGCCCTGGAGGGTCGGAGAATTTCACATCTTCGCCGGGCAGCAATTCTTGCGAGATTCCGGGCTCGAGCCCTTGAATCGCTGCTCCGTCGTGGTCGTGCTGTAGTGGCTCAGCCGTGGCCGGATCGAGGCGCTGGCCTGCGGCCCCTGGTCGCGTCACGAACATCGCGTAGAGGTTGCTCTGCTCTTGACGCACGAGCGTGGCGTCGTCGAAATTTCCGATGCTGCGACGCTTGCCGATGATGGGTGCGCTGCTCGGAACTCCGCGCAATTGGCCTGGGCGCGTTGGCTTGTAGAGGTGTCGAACCTCGGAGGCGGGCACTCTGACGAGCTCATGCTGACGCGGGTCAGTGTTGAGGTCTCCGGGGTGGTTCCGGTAGAACCAGTACGCGACCCGCCGCGATCGGCGGTCGATCTCGATTCCGCTGCGCATCCGATGCCCTGCCGGCATTCCCGGCCATGCATCGGCATCGAGCAGCGGGACCATTTCTCCTTCCAAAAGCTGGATCTGCACCGGGATCGCCAAACCGTCTTCCGCCATGCGTGGCCGCTCGCGGATGAAAACCTCTCCTCCGGTTTTCCAGGTTTCGACCGCCAGGGTCTGCTGCCCGAAGAAATCGAGCACGCCATCGGCGTCGGAGGTTGCGCAGAAGTCTTCCCAGATGCGGATGAATAGCGCTTTGCGCTTCTCGTTCTTGATGCTCGGTCGAGCGATGATGCCAGTGCCGATGAGCTGCGTTCCCCAGATCCGCTCAGCAGCGGCGCCTGTCCATTCGTTGCGGGCTGCGTCGCGGGAGCGGTTGCGGATGTTCTGCAGGCCGTAGATGCTGCGGTTCGGCCCGCCTGCCGTGGTCTGCCACCCACGATAACGCCGACCCTGCCCGGCTGCGTCGTACTGCGCACGCGGCTGAACAGCGCCGGAGGCCGGCGCGGCTGCGGTTGCAACGGCTATGGTCTTGCGCGCGGCCTTTTTCTTGCCCATCAGAACCCCCTGCCGCCGTGATAGAGCCGGACAGCGGTCGGGCGGCGCGAGGACGCAGGCTGCTCCTGTGACTGGAGCGCAACGAGGTAGTTGCGGGCACGGATGAGGTCGGCCGGACTGTGGTATTCGATCATGCGTCCGTCTGCAAAACGCACGGAACGTTCGCCGTTGGCGATAGCCGAGGTCAGCGCGTCAATATCGGATTGCGAGACTGTGGGCATTGCGTGACCCGTGAGGATGTCAGGCGACAGGATGTCTGCGCGGGCATGGCTCGGACACCAGACGGTTTTCCGGAGGCGCGTCGTGCGGGCTTCGGCTAAAATCCAGAGACTGCCTTTTACTATGGAGCGCGCAACATGGGCCTGCAAACGACGTGCGACAGGTGCGGCAGCACCGTATTGGGGATCACCGGAAAGCTCTACAAGGTCGACGGCAAATACGTGTGCGCCGAATGCAAGGCCAACCCTGGCCGGGTGGCCGAGCATTACTGCACGGCCTGTCACGCGTATTTCGCACGGCCGGCGATGCGCGGAAATGGCTGGATAGAGCTGATCCTGTACTTTTGCTATTTCATCCCCGGGGTCATCTATTCGGTGTGGCGCCGAGGAGGCAACGCAAAAACCTGCCCGAACTGCAAGTCGAACGCAGTCGTCTCCGCGTCATCCGGCTCGCACGTCAAATGCCCAGAGTGCGCGGAACTCGTGCAGCGCGAGGCACGCAAGTGCCGGCACTGCGGCTGCGCGCTCGTACCGCAGGAGTAGGCGGAACGTTATCCGACAGAATCTGTTGTTGAATTAGAGTTGGGCGGCTCCCCACCCTTCGTCGCCATCAAGATCAACCGATGGACATCGGCCTTGCTGGCGCGCTTGCAGTCGATGAACCAATGAAACGAGACCGTTGGCTGTGTGCCATCAAGGGTGCGCCGGAACGTCGGCCGCCCCTCGCATTGCACGCACGCACTGCCAATGTGCTCGGTCACGATCGTGGATCGCGGCGCTGTCACATGGGACGCGCGCATCAGCATGGAGCGCATCATGTCCGTGCAGCGCTCCCGCCTCGGCCGCCCAACGCGCCGGTCAACGGCGACGTTCGTTTCACTCACGCGCGTTACCTCCATCGTTGGGCGTCACTGCGTCAGCCCGCCTTCCAGTTCGCCGGCCATTCCGGCGAACGCTTCGGTCAGGTCTCGAACGATGTCGGTTGCTCGCTCATGCCCGAAGTCCGCGGCCATCGAGCCCATCGCGGCCATCAGAATGCCGGCGTAAAGCTGGGCAAGCTCACGCTCAGGGCGTCCCGTCACGGCGCGCACGGCCGGGTTGCACATCCGCTCCCAAATCTGCGCGCCCACGTCGGATGGCGAGCCCTCAAACTTCAGCATGCTGCGCGGCGCTTCTTTCAGTTCTTTCATCGTTCGTCCTTTCAAAATACCGCCCAACTCGGCGGTCAAGCGCGACGCCTTCGGCGCGGCTTACCTACGGCGTTGGCCGCCGCTACGCGGCGTCCAACGGCGGCGGAGCTGAGCGGCTTGTCGTCCGCCGCTGCGCGTCGGCCAGACGCTGAAACGATCTGGACGCTTCATCAGCGGAAATGCCGACCTTCGAAAATGCTTCTCCCATCGCCTTGGCCATCTGCTTCATGTGGGCTACCAGTTCTGCATCGCTCATGTTTCGCAAATCAGGCCCGCCAAGGGCTGCCATGTGTTCGGCCACACTACGGGCCGCGCGCACCTCGTCTCGCGTCGGATGACCAACACTGCGGTCAACGGCGGCCTGCCCGTTACCTTGACCGTCGGCCGGCGCTTCCGCAAGCTCGACGGCTGAGGCCATGATCATTATCAGGTCCAGCCCGACCAGGTTCCGCTTCTTGCAAACCTCAATAGCTACGGCCAGCGGCTCCTTGCGGTCGCGCCGTGCCGTCATCGTCAGAATCCCGCCGAGTTCTGCCATGTGCGCCTTGTAGCGGTCGCCGAGCAGGCGCTTCGCCTTGTCGCGCATGTCGTACAACTGCGCTGCCATTTTCACTTGCTGTTCGGTTGCTGTCATCGTCAGGTTCCTCGCGTTGCCGCCCAGCGCGGCGTTGAACAAACGCACTACACCCTCCCCGTCTTTTCAAACACCATCGGTAGCAATCCGATCTGCTCAGCCTCGACACGGTAGTTGCGAATCTGGCGGGGGTGGACGCCGACCAGTAGCGCGATGTCGGCCGGGGACGTGCCTGCGCGCAGGAGCCCTGCGACGCGGCGGACGCGGGTCAGACGGGTGAAATCGTCTTCGCCGCGTGGGACTGCGAGCTTTTCGCCGGCAAAGTGCGCGGAGAGCTTGCGCGCAGCGGGGAGCCCGATTGATCGGGCAATCACATGCGCTTCGGACATGGTTTCGGGGATATGCAGGAAGGTGCCGCCGAAAAGCGCGAGCATGCGCAGGGTGGCGGTGGCGCCGATGATCTCGCCGATCTGGTCGATGATGCTCAGGTCGTCAGGGTCGTTTGTGTCGTGCATGGGGGCTCCTATCGGCGGGTGAGGTATGTGCTGCGGGCGAAACGGCGGCGCGGCGGCTGGGGCTGCGGTGTGGTCTTGGCGGACTGCGCTTGAGTTATCGCTGCTGCAGGCGCTGCCTGGACAATGCGGGCTTCGTCCTCTTCCCACTGCGCGCGGGTGTGGCGATGCAGGGCGAGCTCCGGGTGCTGGGTGGCGGCGAAGGCGTACACCCACGTATCGAGCGGCTCGTTTCGGTCGCTGCCCTTGCGCGGGACATAGCGCCCTTTGACGGGGTCGAAGATCTCGGAGACCAGTCCGCCGAAAAACGTCGGCATGGGGTTGTTTTCGGCGTACGAGGCGAGCGCAATGGGGAAGTGGCACCAGCGTTCTGCGGGGTCTTCCTTTTCGGCGTCGGCGGCGAGGCGCTGGTAGAGGGTGTGCTTGATCGCGACGGTGCCGACCTGCCAGGTGTGGATGCTGTCGGCGGCGGTTTTGCCGCGATGGTCGACGTCTTCGAGTTTTGGGCGGGAGAGCGGCAGTGCATTTGCGGACTTGGCGCCGAAGATGGGCATTGGGCGGCGCACAAGCGCTCGGCGCGCGTAATCCT